TTAGGACGAAAAACATTTCTTGCTCTTGAGCTTGTAGTACTTCTTGAACCCCTTGAGCTGTAGCTGTATTCATCAGGTTCAAGTTCGCCTGATGATACAGTAGAATCATCACCCCTGTTACCGCTGTAAACACTCGTAAAATCATCACCCCTTAGTAAACCAGCATCTCTTAATTGAATTAATAGTTTATATTCTTCTCCAGTAAATGTTCTCCTTTCACTTCCAGCCGCAATATCAGCACGTCTTACTAGGTCTGTAGTTGGTTTTGGAATGAATACACTTTCAATATTGGTGTTGTATTCGTTTCTTTGGAGTTTTCCAATAACTTCGTGAGCTTCGTACATATTTACAACGTATAAATCAGTTAATCGTTCAACTTGAGGAACTCCAGCACCACCTATCAAACTCATTTCAGTTAACATTTGTTCTAATCCTCTAGAAAATCCCCTTTCACCATCAGTATCAGCCCCAAAAGCTCTATCAACATCAGCAAATAAAGAATTAATTTTAGATAAATCAGCTGAGCCTGTAATAGGTCTACCACTTTCTCTTACTTTGTCAGCTAAACCACCACACATTAATTTTAATTGACTGGATAAACTGACAAGCTTTCCTAAACTACCTATTAAAAGAGAATGTAGATTTCCTTGAACTACGTCTTCACCTTCAATTATTGGTTGTCCTGCCCTGATAGTTAGAAGAGCAGCAGAAGCAGCCCTGACGACACTTTCTACGGCGGATTTGGTGAGAGTCATCGTTAGTAATTGTAGTTGTAAATTTTGTACTATTGTTCTGTAAGAAGCCTTAACTTCATCTAAAACTTGTCCTGATTTGATAGCACGTTGCTCTTCACCTTCAAATGCTGTTTTTGCTTTTTTCATTACTCTACGTTTCGCAACATTCTCTCCTTGTAAAGATACTTCTTGGTAATGCGGAATTGACATATTATATTATATATATACATTTTAAAATATAATATTATTCATTTCTAAATCTAATAAAGTCCTTCTGCCTTGACAATTTTTGAAGCTTCAATCATCTTACAGCCACGCTCTTTCATCACCTTCTTAACAATTGCTGCTCTTGCGGCTCTCCCATCGCTTTTACCACATGCTATCATTTTAGGTTTTTTACCACTGCCTTTGACACCTGTATTTTTTTCAGATAAAGCTCTTTTTGTTACCATTCTACCAACGGCTTCTCCAACAGGCATTGGAACTCCGAATTCTTGTCCTAAAGCACCAATAGCAAGTGGTAACAATTCACGACCAGCAACAACTCCTACAGTTTTAGCAACAGGAGCAACTTCTTCTTTAAGAAATTTACCAGTTTTAGATAATGCTTTTTTTAGATTAAATTTACCACCTGACCCACCACCTGACCCACCACCTGACCCACACCCTTTAGGTCTGCCTCTTCCACGCTTGGAAACAAAAGGTACAATAGGCATACTATCAGAAGGAAGAGCCATATGGACTGCTCCCATACTAGCATTAGCAACATTCCCTTCAGCTCCAGCCCATTTTTGGAATCCTTTGACTCCTGTAGCACTTGGATAAACATTTCCACCAACTGATTTTGGTTTGCGACCTCTGCCTCTTGGTTTTCTTCCAGCTCCAGCCGCATCTCCTTCTAAAGCACTTTTAATAGCTTCTTTCAACATTTCTTTTGCTAAACCAACTACGGCTTTAGTACCTTCTTTCTTAGCTTCTCTTGCTACAGGTTTAACAATTTCTTCGTAAGTATATTTAGCAACAGGTTTTGCTACTTTACCAATTGCTTTAACTGCTTTTTTAAGTGTTAATTTACCAGCAGCAGGGTTAGCCATCGTAGCAAAATGATTGTAAGGAGTGTTACGGTTATTAGTCCCCATTTGTAAATATTCTCTGTCTTGGTAACCACCAACCAACATTCTATCAGGAAATCTGTCAGGTTGAATATTGGTAGCTACATACTGAGGGCGTAAGTCAACCCATTCGTCCATTTCTCTTAATCTATCAACAACGGCTCTGTTGGAAGGAACATCAATCGTCAAGTTATAAGGCATGATATAATATATATATACATTTTAAAAAATAAATATATATTTAATTCAGATTTGCTATACTTTTTATAACGAAGTAAAAAAAGTATATTTAAACGTCTGTTGATTCAGTTACAAGAATTAAAAACCGAGTAGTAGCATCAGTAACATTATTAACAAGTATTTCTAAAGTTCCAGCAACTGGGTCGTAATTTGAATATCCGCAAGTTTGAACGTCGTCATTCTGAACTCCTGTTGAAATCATTGAAACTTGAACTAGAGGATTTGTAATTCCGTAAGCTGCTGGATTTGGAATTCCAGTAACATTTACGTATTGACTTTGAACCTGAAGCGCCATTGAATTAGTGTCAAATTGAATTGAATAAAAAGGAGGAGGAGCAGGAAGAGGATAACGATACTGATTCCAAAGTAAATCCTTAATTGACATTATATAAATAAGTGAATATTTTTATTTGTTAAAAATAATAAACAGTACAAAGGCAGACAGGACGATTTGTTACTGCTAAATTTACCGCATTAATATACCAAGTCATATCACCAGTTCCTGAAGAGTAATTAACATCAGAAAGATTAATGGAAGGGTTAAATGTCGGACAACTAACGGCATTCTGAGCTACAACCTGAACTGTAAAGTAAACAACATTAGCTCCTAGAGGTAAACTCATATCTTGAGTAACTAAAACTTGGCTACTACCAACCGCTAAAACTGTAGCACTATTTCGGATTGCTTTAACAATAAGAGCAGGTGTTTCAGAACCTGTAGGTATAAAAGATGGATAAAAAGGAGATGTCGGTTGAAGTGGCTGTAAATCCTTGATAGACATTATATATAAATAGATATATATAATTCCTAAAGCTAGTTTACATTGCTATAATTAAATCGTGGTCGCCTCCGTAGTAGACTCGTTGATTTGTTCCGATAGAACAAGCAGAAGAAAATCCAGCTGGGGCAGCTTGGAATCCATATCTAATTGTATAAGTTGCTCCATTATCTGTAATACAAGCAAAATATCCGTAATCACCAGTTGTATAAAGAGTACCATCATTTCCTAACGTAACCGCAGTCAAAGCAGGAGGGTTTGTAGGTAAATTATTAATAGACCAATTTATAGCTCCTGAAGCTCCATTATCAACAATAGAAAAAATTCTAGAATTAGCACCAGTAGAAGTATTAAGAGCAGCATATATAATATCATTTGAGCCAATAGCTAAAGCATTTCTCAAACTTCCTGATAATCCCCCAGTATTTAAAGTCCATTTTAGAGTTCCTAATGCTCCATTATCCGTAACAGCGTATACAGTAACACCACTTGTAAAATAAATAGTTCCATCAGACCCAATAGTAGGATAACCTGAATTAGCTCCAACAGTCAAAGACCATTTTAGAACTCCAGCACTTGTAATAGCGTACAACTGATTACTAGCAGTAGCGTAGATAACAGAACCATCTGATTTTATCCCTAAATAAGTAATAGCACTAACAGCAGGAGAGTAAACCCAATTTATAACACCGCTAACATTTACGGAATAAATCTTACCAGTCCCTGACACAAATATTGTTGGAACTCCGTTCAAGTCGTATTGAATTAGTGGAGGTAAAGGAGCAGTCAATGGAGTAAGATTAGCAGTCCATACAACAGATGGCGTAACAGTAGAAATATTAGCTACACATTTCATCGTATTTGTTCCAACTCCGTACAATGTATCAACATTACCTAAAGCAGGAGGAACAAGTCCAGTAAAAAAAGTATCAACAGACCAAAGAATAGAAGCAGAAGCTCCGTTATCCGTAACAGCTAAAAGTTTTCCACCATCTTCAGCAACGTATAGAATACCAGTTTCACCAATTACAATCTGATTCTCATTAAAACTTGTACCAACTGGAGGATTGAAAGTCCATTTTGCTACTGGTTGAGGAGCAACAGGAGTTCCATTTGCTATTGAGAAACGATTATTCTGACTATCTTGATTAACGTAAGAAAGCAAAGCAGTAGAGCCTTGTAAAGGAAAAGCAATTAATTCAACAGACCAATCTGTAATATTAACAGCACTAGTATTAAAAGTAGTAACTATAATCTGACTTGAAGTAGCACCATATTCCCAGCAGACCATTCCAAATGGGTTTACCCCTGTATAATCTGTATTGTCGTCTAAATGAAGTGTAACAACGACTCTACTTAAATTAATATTTATTGGAGAAAAATCAAAAATTGTATCCTGTAAATTAGCCCCAGCTGTCATTGTAGGAACACCACCAGTAGAAGTAACAGAACGTCTTGAAGATTTAAAAACTTGAGAGCCGTAAGAAGGAGGAGGTGGAATAGTAAATGGAAGTGTAATAAAATTAGATGGATACGAAGCTGGTTCTTGAAGTAATCCGTGAATTGACATTATATAAATAAGTGAATATTTTTATTTATATAATTTTTTAACTCCATTTTTCCTAAAAATGGATTTTAGAGATACTTGTGGAGTCTAGAACCCATTTTGCCTCCTGAATGACCCATTCCGACTAGACCAGCATCACTAGCTACGCCGTGGCTTAAATGTTTGGAAGAAATAAAAGGCATTCTCTTAATAGCAGAGGACATGCTGTGAGCCATTTTACCACCAATCATTCTACGATACACCGCTTGTTCTACAGGGCGGACATCACGCTTCTCCTTAGCATCTAACACCATTTGTTTAGTCAAAAGACCAGTGTAGATGTTAGAAGAGCCTGACACAGTAGTAAACACACCTGAGTTACAGCAGACCACAACAATTTCAGGCTGGAATGTAAGAGCAGTGTTATTTCGCAATGTTATATTGAATTGGAACAGGTACTGTCCGATGCTGCCTGAGGACAGGTAATCGGCTAGTGAAAGATTCTGAGTAGGAGAAAGGATAAGAATAGAACCAGTTGTAGGAACAACAGAACCAGTACCAGTTCCAGCTACAGAAGTAGAACCAGCAGCACCGCTAAATTCAACCCAAGATTGAGTAGAGCCGTTAGCAACTGAAATTCTCCACAAGTCAGGTTGAGTAGCAGACGCTAAAAGACCTGAAGCGTTGTTAAAATTACAAGAAATTTGGTTAATTTCTAAGAAACTAGCCGAGTTTTTGATAGTTTGCTGGGACATTGGAACACGAGCCGTAATTATAAAGTAATCAGGAATTTGATTTAGCTGGATATTTTGAGATGAAATAGTAGCAACAGCATTTGGAACAAGAGCAGGATTGTTGGTAGACAAACTTAAATACCTAGGGAACTCATTGTAAGGTAAAACGTTTCTCACAGGGATAAGGTCTGAGGGTTGAGTAGACAAGAAATTAAAAAGAAGACGAGTACCAACGAAAGGTTGAACCGCAGCAGCAGGAACAGCGCCAGTAATAGCAGGGCAACCAAGAGAAGGCACTATAACCCAGTTATTAGCACTGGAGAAAGCTCGTTTACATGTGGTATCAATGTTAGCAACAAAATTCATTGTATTAATTCCTGAAAATCCATTCATATTGTAGCAAGGGTCACCAAAGATGATAGGAGATAAGAACAAAGGTTCAGTAAGAAGAGCAGATACGCAAACAACCCATCTCTCACCAGCAGCACCAGTAGCAATGGAAGAAGTATCAACGTAGTTAGCACCACCAGCAGTAGTAAATCTGTAAAGACGTACAGCAGCAGGGAAAGCACCACGAGGGGCTTGGTCTACATCGTAGGATTGGTCGGAGTAGTTTCCTAAAGGATTGTTGTTAGCACCAACTCCATCAGCGTATTCCAAATAGGCTTGGTCGGGAAGAGTAGGAGTCATTCCGTTATATCTGTAAAGCTCTCTGCTGTCATTAAGACGTAACAAAGGGTCAATCACATCTTGTAAATTGACAGATACGTTACAGTTATTAATAGTGGCTGTCAAAGTAGTCATCAACTTTGCTAAAGGAAAGGCTTGGAAAGCCTCAGTAGAGCCGTAATCAAAAGCGGATTGACCTGCTGTCACACCTGAAATAGCAAAAGATAAGCTCAACTCAGATTGAAGTAAAATCTCACGACTAATGACGATAGACTCACTGGGAATTTGACAATTGAAAACCATATTAGATGCGGTAGCTGTAATGGCTTGATATTGCTGATAAGTTACATTTGAGCCTCCTGAGTGGACTGCGTAAGAAAGTTCATCGGTAATGCCGAGGCGTGAATCACGGATAAGAACGGTTCTGAAATCTGAAGACATTATATAAATAAGTAAATATAAAAAAAAATTAGAATTTATATTTATTAATTTTAAAGTTGCCTAAACTTTAATGAGAAATAGAACCTTTCTTAGTAAAAAGAATCTTAATGCTACATGCCCCACCACTATTAAGTTGTAATGGAAAGAACTCTCCTAATTTGGATTTCCAAAAGACGCTAATATCAATCTGACTGATAGGTTGATTACCAAATAAATCAATTAATCTTAATTGAGTAGGAGTGTAAAGAAGGCTGGGCTTGTAGACTCCATCATCAGCTACAAAATCACTAATAACTTGAGCGAAATTGGCGTTGTTACCATCACCAGCGTAAATAATTCCACCATCAGCAAAGATAAGAGGTGCTGAGAGCTGATTCGGTACAATAGGAAGAGTAGCAGATGTAAATACGATTGAAGAAATAGGAGTCCAACTAGCAACCGTTGAATATTCTTGAAATACAGTTGTTGCTACATACTGGGAAGCTACAGGAGCAGAAGTTGGAAGATAAATAGTTTGAGAGCCGTTAAAATTGGCGATTGCTAAACCAAAATTCTTACCATTTGTTACTCCTACAGTTCCGTAATTGATAGCAACGAAAGAAGGCATTAGATTTGCTAAAGGAGAATTAAAATAAATGGTAATTGGATTGACTACAGTTCCAACAGGAAAATTGTCGTAGAAAGCACTTTCAGCGTAGATACCAGCAGTGTTGCTGTCAGTATTCCAAATGATAACTGGAGCGTGAGATGCTACAACAGCAGGAAAAGCGGCAACTAAAAGAGCGTGAGCTTGGTCTAAAGCAGCCTGTACTAATTGTATCACGTAAGTATAATTAAAAGCGTAATAATATCCAGTGGAGTTATCCTGTAACTTATTGTAAGTTTGATTAGGAGCAGATGGTTCAGCAGCAAAAGCATTCTGAGGATTCCAAATAATACTAACTTGAAAATCCGTTCCTAAATAACTGAGCGTAACTGAATAGACAGTTAAATTAACATTAGATTGATTTGGTACAATTTCAGGTATAAACAACGGTAAGGCATTGGTGTCAACTTGAAATCTAATGATGCTTAAATAATAATCTCCTGAATTATTTACAAAAGCATTTTGACGTTGTTCTCTAAAAGCTACAATAGGGGGAACGCTTGTTTGGGACAACACATTAGCAATATTAATATCGTAATACACCTTGTCAGGATTGTTATCTCGTTTCACTTGGGATAATTGGGACATCTATAGTATTACTAAATATATTTTATTATATTTATTAACTAAATTAGCTTGTCCTTACATATATATAAGAATAATGTAAAAGTTAGATT